GCTTGGTTGTCTTGCTCCACCGTTTCAATCCGCACGATCTGATGCGTCACGCTACTGATCAGCACCTTATCGTCCAGTCCAGGCACTGCAGGCAATGCTGATGCTGCAACCGTCAACTTCTTGTCATCACCGCGCACAAGGTCATTCACCTCCGCTGCGTTGACGTTTTCCAACACACCTTTGACCGTTTCAGTCGTAATCGTCTCAGTAGCTGTTCCAGTCGTCGGATTATAGGTGCCAAGACTCACTGATTGAATCGTGATGTCACCACCAAACTTGCCGATGGCTTTGTTGGCTACCTTTCGCAGTGAATCAGCAAGTGCCATTAGGGATTCTCCAGTGCCGTTACCCGTGCTTCTAACAGTGTAAGCCTGTCAGTTGGTTCCCATCGGTTTGCAGCTGCAGATCAAAGTCTGCCCTGCGTTGCAGTGAGATATTGTGCTGGCCGGGTTGGACGCTCATGGAATCAGTTTGCGGCGGTTAAGGTATCGCTGCCGCGAGATCGCTTATCAGCGTGGTGACACGAGTGTCGAGTAGGGCGAGGTTTAGGGATTCGCCGATGGAGTAGAAGGCGAGGCGGGCATTGGAATAGTTTGCAATACTTGTGCCATTGCGATCCTCTGCAAATACGGCAGTGCTTGACGTGACGCCAGTGTAAGCAAGCTGAGTAAATGAACCTGAATTTGGCGATACGCGCCAGTCAAAACTTCCGGCGAGATTTGCACGGTTATGCCCGGCAAAAGCCCCTAATCCTGACGAAGGGAATGTGTTGGAACCGTTCATAAAGCCTATGTTCGAAGAAAACTGAAAGCCTATCTTGCATCCCTGGCTTCCGTTACCTACTAAGCATCCAATGAGCGTCCGCCCTGCCTGAAAGCCACTTGTTCTATAGATAGCTTGATGACTATTGGAAGCGGCTGTGATTAGATTTGCGGCCAAATACTTCGTGCTCCCATCCCCCACCAGCCCCGTCTCCCTGTCGTAGTCCGCACCAACAAAGTTAAAGTTCGTCGGCGCAGTCCCAGCCAATGGAACCAATGCACCGGCCAGCGTCCTCGCACCAGCCAAGATGCAACTTGCCTTGATAGCACTCCAGATACCATCAGACTTGCAGCCGACCACGAAGGCGTTGATGGCATCCTTCACGCCAACTTCCAGTGCTTGGCCGTCTGCGGTTTCAACTGCTGTGATGTAAGACTGTGCATCGGTGTCATACGCCGCTGCGAACTGATACGGGTTGATGTAGATGATGCTCATGGCTGCAACGTATAAACGAGATCAAGGCGATGCGTTGCCATCAGCTCAGTCAGTTCGGCTACGTGGTCATCAGTCAGCGCCACCTGCCCTAGCAGCAACCAGATTGCGCCTTGCATTGCCTGCGGGTTGACGCGGTAGTTCATCGCGTCCTGGATGGCCGAGACAAACACCGCCAAAGCGCGAGCAAGCTCAGCCGTGGCAGGCATTCCGATCACCGCTTCATAGGTGGCGCTGCCCAGTAGATCTGAGTAGAACCCCACGTAATCCGGCTGCGGTGGTGCAGGCACTGGCAGCTCGATCAGCTCCCAACCTTGACGCCATTCACCAGCGGTCAAATCAACCGACCACTGCTGCCGAACGCTCCATCCTTCGGGTGCATCCGGCTTCGGCTCACGCACGATGCGCAACACTCGATAGCGCGGGTCAAGTGCAACGACAGGCTCATCATCATTGCGCGGATAAGCCAGCACCTGCTCAGCGATGGAATCCCAAAGTGCGAAATTACTGCTCATGGCCTCAGCTCCGGGTGACGTAGAGGGTGACCTTCAAGCCAGCGCCTGCGGTGCCGCTGCCCACCTGGTCAATGTCGATCGTGATCTCGGCGTCATCCGCCAGGGCTGAATCTGAGATCACCGGAGGCGTTGCTGCTGTATCGCTTGTTTTCTCTCCGTCGTCAATGCTCAGCTTCGTGCTCAACACCGACGTGCCAGCTTCGTTGATGTCAACGATCAACGCACTGCCAACTGGAGCGGTCGTGGCCGTGGCCTTTACTGCCGTTAGCGTGCCGGCAGTGGGCATCCTGAACGTGACCTTCGCGGTGCCTGTGGTGAGCGCCGTGGTTTCATCACTGCAGGCAATCACATAAATATCATCAGCCCCGACCCATGCTGTGTCGTAGTCGGTTCCGCTTGACTTCTTCAGCAACTGCCCTGTTGTTCCACCTGCGGGAATCCCTACCCCGTCCGCGCCATCCGTGCCGTCAGCACCATCGGCGCCGTCAGCACCAGCAGGGCCTGTCGCGCCCGTTGCACCTGTTGGGCCTTGGGGGCCAACCAGCGTGCCAAGGTTGTCCCAAGCGCTGCCGTCCCAGACGTAAAAGACTCCCGTGTCTTCCGCCTGGTAGACATCCCCCGTCGTGGCGCCGCCGGGAAGCGCGGCCTCATTGGCGACGGTGCCAAGTACATTCAGGGCACTGATTGACGGCCCAGTTTCGTCAAGAGCGCCCGTAAATGGATTGAACTTATAGCCCATGATCAGCTCCGTGCAACGGTCAGCAGGTTGCTGCTGCCGTCGTAGGTCATGTCCAGCGTGGCGACAACTTTGCCGCCGCTGCCGCCGCGCTTGAATTCAACCTTAGTCAGGTTGCTGCCGGTGTAGGTGTTTTGGATGAAGTCATGCGTCGGGATTTCTAACCCGTCTCGCATTACCGCATCACCGCCGCCAATGGATAGCATCATGACCGTCGAATAGCGATGTTGCCTGGTCCACTTATTCTAAGCCCAGTTAGGTAACGCTCAACCATTGGTGGGATGCGATCAGCACCAGTAGCGCCGTATTAATTCGGCGTTACATCAAGGCTGCCGATCTTTACGTTTTTGTAATCCTCCAAGCCTGACAGCCCAATGCCTTCAACATTGTTGTGCAGGTAAACAGCAAGCTCAACCTGAGCACGTTTAATCTGTTCAGGAATTTCTGTATCAGTAAAATAATCCGTCGTAATCCTAAACGGAAAACCTACAGCATAAGTGTTGATATAAGTGTCGGGTTTTCTAACACCTGTGCGCGGCCACTGCAATAATTGCGTGTCTGTTGCCCTAGCGCCTAAAAATCGTTCACGGTCTAAGCGTTGCGTTGCATAAGCCAATGAACGTCGGCGCGTGTCATCATTGCCGCTGCCCCAATGAACAACGTCAGCGTTTTTGATCATCGCATCAACGTAATCATTGGCTTCCGCTTCCGTCGCATAACTGTTGGCACTTGCTGAACCAACCGTTGCATCAATTGTAATCGCCATCAGGTTTCTCCGGCTTGGGCTTTACCGTCCTCCGCCTTTTTGGCTTTGGCTCTGTTGTAATTTTAGGCTCATTACTAGAAAGAGAGGCCACTGCCGAAGCAGCAGCCTCACGTTCCCGCAGTCGCCGGAATCCAAACATTCCCATTAGTGGGTGCCGCTGGGCATGGAGTACACAGTAACAGCCTCGGAACCGCTTGCGATAGCGGTGACGCGACCGATGAACTCACGCGTAGATGCAGCAGCAGCAGTGTTGGTGTTGTCTGCATCAAGCGTCACGCCAGTGCCGCCGACAAGGGTCATAGCGTGAGTAGCAGCAGCTTGGTTCCGCAGGATGATGCGGAACGTAGTGCCAACACGCACGCCGGAACCGAGTTCAGCAACGATCGCAGCTGCCGTAGCAGTGGTCACGTTGCGGCCAGCGGCAGGAGTCATCACCACCAGACTGTTGACCGATTGAGCAGCGGTCAGGGTGGTGGCCTCATCGGAGGCAGCAACCAGCTCAATGCTGGCGTTCATGCGGTCAAAGACCGGTTGCTCCAGTTCAAAGATGGATGCCATTGTTAGTTGCCTCAGAAGTTGGAAGTAACAGTACCGCGCACGATGCCAATGTTCTTGGTTTCGTACACTTTGCTCCAGTTACCAACAGTGGCCAGCTCAGTGCGGCCTGGGTTGATGGTGGCGCTGGTCCAGCGTGCGCCGACCGGGTGGTAGACGTAATGCAGGTCGATGGACATGGCATCACTCTTAGCGAGGATGTCACGATCGGTTTCGGTTTGCATCGCCAGCTGCTCACCCGAGGCAATAGCGCCCTGAGTGAAAAAGTACACCGGATAGTCAGTGCTGGTAGGAACCAGATCGTCAGACACAATCACACGCATACCCATGTAAGTGGGAACCTGCATGTTGCCTTCATATGCCATTGCGGTGGAGCCACCGAAGGCATCGGGCATGGCGGAATCAGCGGTGACGCGTGCCTCGGCAGCGGTCACATAATCAATGGCCTTGCGTTCAACGAGGTCGTAGAACACAGCGCTGTGCATCGCAACAGCAGCCAGCTTTTCGCCTTGATCACCCAGCAGGCTGCGGGCCTTGGCGACTTGACGGGGGCCAAGGGTTGTAGCGCCGGAGGTGTCAAAACGCAGCGCGTTGAATGCAGGGCTGTCGCCACCGGTCAGAGCGCCGAAGCACCCATCAACGCAAGCGATCAGATCCTTCTGGCGTTGGTTGGCGACGTACTCAGCGACCTTGGCGCCGATAGCGGCCATGGGATCGGAACCAGCAGCCAGAGCCGCAAGGTCACGAGCCTCAAAAGCACGACCACGATGCAGGATCACACCGACTTGCTTGTCGGCTTCGATCTTGCCAGGCGTCAGGCTGGAGCTGTCGGACAGCACCTCGAAATCACCGGAAAGGTTCGCTTTCCAGAAAGGCACTTGGATGGTGTCACCACCTTCGGTGGCATTGAGTTCTGCCATCGGTTGCACCACACCGCTAGCCAGGAAGGCATCACGTTGAGTGGTTTGCTCGATGACGTAAGGGGTAAAAATCTCGGGGACAATGATGTCCGATCGAAGAGTAGCCATGGTTAATGGTTCTCAGGATTAACAAAGCGGGCGCAGCCCATATCCCCAGCGCAGCCGGTTGATTAAATCTTAGCAGCTGCTTTCAGCCTGTCATACAGATCACGATCCGTACGGAACAGTCGTGATTGTTCGGTCAGGTTAAATGTTTCCTTGGCGAATGGATTCTTGATGCCCGGCGGGATCTCTCCTGATGGTTTGCTGCCGATCGGTGCACCACTGCCCTGCGGCTTAGGTGCTTTCTGCATCCATGACGGCAGCGTTGCCTTCGCCCATTCGGTGACAGGTGTGCGTTGATAGCCATTGACGACTACAACGGTACCGTCGGCTTCGCGTTCGATCTGGTTGTTGTCCAGCTTGGTCTTGAGTACCAGGTCAGGGTCATGCACGATGTCGGCCAATGCCGATACGGCAGGCGTCAGTAGTTCTAGTTCACGGACTTTGGTTTCGAGTTCTGCGATGCGCTGGTCCTTTTGCGCCGACGCCTCACGGAACTGCTGCTCCAAAGCCTGTCGTGCTTCCTCATATTTTCCTTGCGATTCAAGCTGTTGCTGCTCATGGCTGCGCTTGAAGTCAAGGAGTTCTTTGATGTCCACTCCATCAGGCAATGTCTCCGCCATCTTTTCGTATTTGCGGAGTTTACGCTTTTCGTCTGCAAGCTCCTGATTTTTGCGTTCCAGATTCTGAATGCTGCGCTGCAATGCGCCGACGTCAACTGCTGATGCCGCTGCTGGCGGTGTGGGCGGTGTTGCTACAGGAGCCGCAGGCTGCTCTGTAGTGGGCTGTGCTTTTTCTTCGGACATTGATAACCCGCAGGGTTAAGTGCAATCTATTTTAGTCACCATTTTGAGCGATCTGACCAGTACGCTGCCGACATCTTTCCCTTGCGGATGTTTGCCGCATGGCGTGCTTTGAATGCACGCCGCCTAGCTGCATCGGCTTTGGATTCATCTTTGCGTGGTGGGCTGCCGCTAACGCCTTGTTGCCCGAACCGGATCAGCTTTACGGTGTCGCCTTCTTTAGCAAGCACCGCATGGGATTTTGTTGGATGGTTCGGCGTTCGCTTGGGTTTGTTGTAACCAGCGAAGCGCTCGCCGCGATAGTTAATCATCGTCCTCGCTTCGGTGTTGGCCGCAACTGCGATCTGGTTTTGAGCACGGCATTGCCGGTGGATTCTGACTTGATCCGCACGATCGGGTCGTCGTCAGTACCGACGCGGGTGATGGTTCCGCCTGTCGGTGACTTGATCGTGGCACGCTTGCCGCCGATGCTGGTCACAGTGCCGTATGTGCGTTTACCTTGATAGGTCCAGCTCACCCGATCGCCGCGTTTCACTTCTTTTTGCCTCCCTTTTTACCCATAGGTTTCTGCGGCTTCTTTGGGCCTTTCATGTAACCAGGCATGACGGAGTTGCAGCTAC